GCTAGACCATCATAACTAGGGTTAAAGCCTATTACTTCACATATTTAAATGTTACTTAATTGAGTTCATTCTGGTTTTTGGGAGGGAGTGACACAGGGTTAGAACCACAATAAAAGATATACAAGTAGAATAAACAGTATGAAATGTATAGAGTGTGAAGTACACCTAAAACAGATTAGAAAAGATGTTTATTACTGCAATTCCTCTCCTACTGTATGTACACAATCTACCAAGATCGTGAACACTTCTAAATAAAACTTGCTATGGATTTACTGGTGTCTTACGCTACGCTAGGGCACCTGTCCACCTTTAACTATGCACTTCTAGGGATCAACGCAACATAATGGATATTATAGGACAAGTTTTTTTTCTCAATGTTTATAAGGTTTAATCTAAAATAACCTAGAAATAAAGCAATCTGTAAAACAATAGGATATTTTTTTAGAATAATAAGGGGGCTATGGTTTTGAATGAGATAAGTTAGATAAGATTATTCTTAAGTTATCCCCTAACCTTCCAACCTTTACCAACTCAACCAATAAAAGAAATTAAAACAAATACTTTGTATTACTTCTGTAATGTGTATACTTAAGGTTACAAATATAAAGGGGAAGAAATGAAAGAAACACAAACAGAAAAAGTAACTTACTATTTATATATTAATGGTAAGTGTGACAACAAAACTATCGCTGATGATTTAGGAATTATTAGCCATAATGTTAGAAGAATAACAGGACAAGAAACACTTAAAGGAAATTACGAAAGAGTTTCTAGAAGTGTTTATGTTCTCAGCGAAAGCAAGTTAAAAGAATATCAAGAACTAAACAGAGAGGTTGGTTAATTATGGATTGTTTAAAAAATTGTAAAAATAATGAATTAACACAAATTACATTTACTAACAATGAATATAACTTATATTTGTGTAATTGTGGCGAAATGTGGGCTTTATGAAATTATACAAAGTGAAATACACACAAGAAAGCGAAGCATTCGTTCAAGCAGAGAGCGAAGAAGAAGCCATTGAGTTTATAACAGAACTTACAGAGAATGGGGGTGGCGATAAAATGAGTTCTATTCGTTTAAATGAGTGTGGTTGGTTTTTAGAAGAAGAACTAGGCGAACTTGTAGAGCTAGAGGCAGAGGATAGTTGGGGAAACACTCATAAAACTAATTGGGGAAGATATGTACAAGGCGATTACGAAGGATTGTATTATGACGCGTGATCGATCTAACTGTGTAGGCAAATAAGAAAGGGAAGAAATGAAATATAAAGAAGAAGTAATTAAAGATTATCTTTTAGAATATTTAAAAGATAATGAGTTAACAATTAATGATGAAGATATTCACGACATAGTATTTAATCAAGATTATTTTATTATTGGATATTATAACGCTGAACAATGGCTAATTGATGAACACGGAAACAATAAAACTTTTGAAGTTTTAAGCTATGTAATGGAAGAAGAAAAAGATAATTTTGGCTTAATAGAAACAGTTTATGATAATGCTGAAACGCTTGTTAATAATTATGCCTATTGGTTAGGATATGAAGTTATAGCCGAGATACAAGAAGCAACTATTAAAAATTAAACAGTTAGGCAGTACATTTCCTTTGTTGTGTACTGCTTATAGTGTTTAAAGGTTAAACGCTAAAGGGAGGTTAAGAAAATGACAAAATTTGAATTTGTTGCATTATGTAACGAAAATTTAATTTATCCAGGACTAGCGTTAGAGAATGACAACATTGTTAAAGCTCTAACTAATAGAGATGACAAGCTAGTTAAAAAATTAATACTAGAAGAATTTTAAAGGGAGGTTAATTAAATGTATAGTATAGAGGGCTTAATAATAGCCGTTGGGTTTATAATCGTTATGCGAGTAGCTATTGTAGGCACATTAAACGAAGTAAGACAATACAGAATGATAAGGGAATATAAAAGACTATTTCCAGAAGTATGGGGGAAGTAATGAAAGTAAATACAGAATATAGAAAATGGTTAAAAGAAAATAGATATCGTTATTTTGTAGATTGTAGAGAAAAAAATACAAATAATAAATGGCGTAGAGTTAAAATATCTAATAAATATTTTTATGATACTTTTTACGCACATAATTTAATTAATGAATTAAATCAACAAGATAAAAATTATGAATATAAAAATTATAAATTAGTTAAAGCATACTAAGTAACTAACAACAAGAAACAAGCTGATCGATCTTCCCCTTTAGGTCGGTCAGCTTTTTCTTTTTTGTAGGCAGATCGATCTTGTAGGTAAATTATTGACATAATGTAACATAGTGGTTACAATGTAGGTAGGTTAATAAACAGAAAGGTTAATCAATGAGTAATAAAAAAGAAATAGGTTACACATTAGTTGTTTCAGAAACTTATCAAGTTGGTATTAAAGGTGCTAAAACATTTGAACAAGCCCACCAGGTTTGGAATAATGGCGAAGAAGATAAGTTCCAATATGGTAAATGGTATGAAGATGAAGTAGAAGATGGGGGGATTTGGTATGAGCTTACATAACATACAAAAGTTAATAGAGAAAGAGCTTAACCAAAAGCACAAAGACATTACTAATTTAGCCGAGTGTGTAGCTGATATAGATATATCTAAGTATGATCAAGATCATTTTAGAGCAGTTGTATGGGCTATATATGATGAGATTGTAGGAAAGGAAGAATAATGGGTAAAGTAACAGTAGAGGTAGCAATAACTAAGACTTATGTCATAAATAACTTACAACGCAACGAAGTTTATGACTTAGTTAATGATGAACACACACAATTTCTATATCTAGAAGATATCAAAGCAGGTAATTTAGAGAATGAGTTTGTTGAACAAGATATACAAGTAGTTAGCACAATGGAGGAAGAATAATGGGTACATATAAAATCACATTTGACTTTAATATAGAAGTTGATTGTGAAGAAGAAGATATAAACGAAGAAGTATTGATTTGGTGGGCAGGGTCTGTTGAAAACTTACTTCCTTTTTATAAAATAGAAACAATATCCCAGGAGGAAAAATAATGAGTAAATTTAATATTTATGAAATCAGCGAAGAAGATATTTGTTGCACAATAGGTGTAGATTTCGCACCATATAAGTTACCAATAGACTGTGATTGTGAGGAGGAAGAATAATGAAAGTAAAAGATATGATAGAAATGCTTGAACTAGCTGATAAAGATAGCCAGGTTATGTTAGAAGTTAGAGATAAAAATATGAATAGTGTAGGTTACTACGAAGTAGGAAGTGACCACCACGAAACAGGAGGTTATAGTTCTGATGAGCTTGATTATTTTGAATGGATGAAGCAACCAAAAAGTAAAGCTATGGTTGAACTTACTTTAAAGATTGATGAGTGGGTAAATATAGGTATTGATCAGGAGAAAGAATAATGGCTACTTTAGATATAGGTACAAGAGTTAAAGTTATTGGACAAGATATTACAGGAAAAATAATTAGGCACGATATCGGCAACAAAGTTGTTATTTTAGATGATGACGATAGTTGGCAAGAAGAAGGTTGTATACCTAGTTTAATTTACAACATAAGCGAATTAGAGGAGGAATAATGGCTTTAACTAAAAAACAAATACAAAAGATAAGTGATAAATGTAATCATAAAGTTATAGCAAAATTTGAAATTGATTTTCATTTTGATGTTGGACTTTTAAATCATCAATCAATAGCCGATTTTGTGCAAGTTGAATTAGAAACTGAATACACAAAAGAAGATGTTATAAAAAGTTTTTTTACAGAAGAAAACTATAAAGAACTTGTTGATTGGGAAGGTAATTATTGTGATGATTGCGTAGATGAATACCTTACAGAGGAGGAAGAATAATGTTCGCAGTAACAACTAAAGAATGTATACATTGTAGGCAGACAGGTACAGTTATGGTAGATGAGGAGAAATATAAAGAGTTTATTGAAACACCAAGACACTTACGCAGATTAATCCAGGATATATTTCCAGATCATAGCAGAGCAGAGCGAGAGCAACTGTTAAATGGGGTACATCCAGAATGTTTTGATGAAATGTTTAGAGGAGAGGGAGAATAATGACAACATTAAAACAACTCTATCGTTTAAAAGATAAAGAGAAAAAAATTTATAAGAAACTTAATAAAATACACAAAGAAAATTATTGTTTACATTGTGGTTATTTAGGTGGGGATAGTGAAGAACAAAGACAATGGGAATTAGATTACATTAAACAAGAGGGTGTATGTAGTGCTTGTGATAATGAAGATTTGATACAAGATATAGTACAGAGAGAGGGAGAATAATGCAACATACAGTAATGACAATGATTGAGAATATACATTCTCAAATACAGGAAGTACTTAACGACAATATAAACAAACTTGATGTACAGAATGCACTATATCAATTAGAAGAAGTAAGAGATATTTTAGATGTTATGGGAGCAGAATAAGAAAGTCAAATAAGTTTACACGCTATTGTAAACTTCTGTTTATACTGAAATGAAAGGTTATTTATGATAAAGATTGATATGCCACGAAATTGTAGGCAGATAGTCGTAGCTTTTAATAAGAGCTTTCGTATCTTCCCTAGCACAAGCGAGGTAGAACGATACTGTAGGCGTAATAGATTAGAAGTTGTGAGCCAAGAAAGTCAAATGGGATCATTCATTGTCACTCTTAAAAGAGCAGACAGTACAATATAAACACAACTAAATAACAGAAAGGAAGTATGTTTAGTAAATTAATATATAGATACAAGTTTTATAAACGAGTACGCTTAGAAGAACAACAACGAAAATCACAGGGATTATCACAAGAATTTTTAGACCAGATCAGAAAGGATATGTAATGGAGGAACTATTACAACAAGCACAAGAGAACATTAGCGAGAATGTAGACAAGCAAGAGAAAGAGAAGTTATATTTAGTACTGCAAGAGAGCTTGAATGAGCTATCAGGATTAGAAGAACTAAATAAAATATACAAAGCGTTAAGAGATAAGGCAATCAAAGACCTATACAATGTAGGCATATCAGCACAGTCATTAGCAACGACTACTGAACTAACTAGACAAATGATCCATAGGATTGTTAAATGAAACTACCTAATAAAAAATATAATATTATATACGCTGATCCACCTTGGAGTTATGATGATCCCTCTAAACATAGAGGAGGTGCATTAAAACATTACCAAACAATGTTAATAAAAGACATCGCAAAATTACCTATAAAGAATATTACAGAGGAGAACTCAATACTGTTTATGTGGACAACTTTTCCTAAAATATTTGAAGCAGAAGAAGTAATAAAACAATGGGGATTTACATATAAGACAAATGCTTTTACTTGGGTAAAGAAAAACAAAGTATCTACTGATACAAATTTTTGGGGTATGGGTAGGTGGACAAGATCAAATGCAGAAATTTGTTTACTAGCAGTTAAAGGTAAGCCAAAGAGAGTTAGTGCAAGTGTTCATAGCATTATTGAAGAGCCAGTGCAGGAACATTCTAAAAAACCTGCGATTGTTAGAGATAAAATTGTTGAATTAGTAGGAGATTTACCTCGCATAGAACTATTTGCTAGACAAACAGTTGATGGTTGGGATAGTTGGGGTAATGAAGTTAAGTAAACAACCTCTATTGCTAGAGGTTATCTACTTCAGAAAGGAAATAAACATTGAATAATCTGTTTATCAGTTTCAGTCTAGTAGATATTGTCATACTTAGTAACTATAATGTAGGAAAATAGGAGATAAAATTGGATAAAGAAACATTAAAAAAACTAACTAAAGACTTCCCTAAGAGTGTTGTAAAGAAAGCACCACAAGGTAAGTTCGGCGACTATGTACCACACCACATATACACACAACGATTAGTTGATGTAATACCAGGTAAGTACAACTTTAAATACGAGCCACTAAGAGATAAAGATGGTGCGTTGGTAGGTGCTAAGTGCATACTAGAGATAGATGGCTTAGGAACTATGGAAGAAGTTGGAGATGTAGATAGCAACGCATTGAAAAGAAACATAACTGAAAGCGAAGTACTTAAACTTGCAGTATCAGATGGAATTAAAAGATGTTGTATGCGATTTGGTATTGGCTTAGAGCTATGGACAGGTGGCGTAACAGAGGAAGAACACTACGCAGTTCAGCAACCAATACAAAAGACAGGTACAGTGAAAGATCAAGTCATAGAAAAAGAGGATGAGGCTTTAAAGAAAGCTAAAGAAAACTTTGCTAAAGATATTATGCAACCAGCAGAACCAAAGATTACACAAAAAATATTACAAGAGATGGTATTTATATCCTGTAATGAGGACAAGAACTTTGCTAACAAGTGTTGGAAAACCTCTATGGAGATGACCAAACTAAAAGCAAAAGTAACAGGAGATGTTGCTACCTGGAAAGAAAGTACAATCAAAACATTCTTAGACAATGTAGAAACATTTGTTACTAACTACGCAGATGAATACAAAGAACGAGAAGGAAACACAGACACTATCAATAACATCATAGATGTACTTGATGCAAAGGTGTCGGATAATAAGGAGGAAGAAGTGGGAGAAGTAAAAGAAGGACCTTGGATGCAAGAGCAACCTAGTGAGAAGCAGATGAATACATTTAACAACTGTCTTACTAAAGCTATTGACAATGGAGATGATGAACTTGCAGCAAAAGCAAAATCAGCATTGGCAGATGGATCAATAAACAAAGGTAACATCTTTGATTGGGTTGACACAGAAACTTGGAGTCTTAAAGACGGCTCGTGAACAGGTGTCTTAGTTGTAATATAGGTGAGCTTGACTTGTTCGGTGAGCCAACTAACTTAATCAATAATTACTGCGAAGAGTGTAGAAAGGTTATGTACATTGACAGAAGAAGAAATTATCAACAGACTTAATGTGATGTTTCCTGTTATGGATGCCTTACAGAAATGTGTTAATCAATACTCTCATTATGATTGTGAGAACAAGCAGTATTTAATGGAGATTAAATCAAGAGATAGGAAATATAATCCCTGGCTCATTGAACGAGCTAAACTTATAGCAAATTATGACAAAGCAATAGAGGTAGGTAAAGAGTTTATCTATCTTACAGAACACAAGACTAAAATTATTACTTGGAATATAAATGACTTAGTTGCAAGTGGTTACAACTTTGGTTGGGAGATCAAAGAGATGCCACAAACAACTGCCTTTGAACACAATGAAGCAGTGTTAAAAGAGGTAGGCTATTTATATGAACAGTATGGAAGGAAGATATGACAGACTTATCTAAAGTAAATATGCTAGAACTATTAGCAGAGTTAGAGAAGAGAGGTAGTTTTAAAACAATTATATTTAATAAACCAGATGGTAAGCAAGAGATTGCTGCAATCTTACCTCTTGAAACTATGACTATTACTAATAAAGAAGTAACACAAGAAGAAGAATGAAAATTAAAATAATTGTTTCTAATTCTGGTGAGTATAAAGATATAGAATTTATAGATCCACCACTCCATATACCTATGGAAGTAGAAATAATAGAAGAAGATGTATAGACCTTTACCTGAATACCTTACTATTCAACCAAGTAAGATAGAGGGCTTAGGTCTATTTACACTAAAGGATTTAGAACCATACGAGTCACTAGGTATGACACACGCACATTGGTTTGGCGAGGATAACAACCTACTGCGTACACCTCTTGGTGGTTTTATTAATCATAGCGAAACACCTAACTGTAAAATTACAGGCAAGATGACACGCTATTTATTTACAGAGGAAATTATACCTGCTGGATCAGAGCTTACTGTTAAGTATGGTATGTACTCTGTCTAAACTATCTTGTAATTATCCCAACCATCTTTATCAATAGTAAAGGTTAACACTCCAGGCTTACTCCACATACCAGTTCTTGCAGTAAAGTCTATACTTGCATCAATAGATGGACATTGAAACCAAGTTCTGTTACCTTGTTGCATCATACGAGGGTGATGAAAGTGTCCTGTAATAAGAATCTCTGCATCTCCTACTGGAAAGTCACCAAACATTTGTCCTTGCCACCACTTCATTATCTTACCCTCTGGTCCTGTACCACCACTGTGCATATGTCCGTGAGTAAATCCAACAGTCAATCCTTTTATATCTACTGTATGATGGAAACCCTCTGGTATGGACACACTTACTTTCTTGTATCGTGGGTTCTGTTCCATAATCTCTTGGCATATCTCTAAGTGCATAGTGTCAGAGTTGTCTAATCGTGATGTCACGACCTGTCCTTTGCCTGATCTAGCCATCTCTCCGTGATTAGCAGGTACACCAGACAGTATAATCTTGTTTGCATAGGGTAGAAATGTATCAACAGTTTTCATTATGAGCTTTCTTGCTAAGTGATATTGTTGAGATAGATTTAACGATACATTATGTGGTTGTGAGTCGTAGAATCCATAACAGCCCTCGGTCAAATCGCCCATAGAAAGCAAATAAATTTCATCTACGCTACCTAGTCGCCTAACCTCTGCTACTGCTCTATCAAGTGCCTTGTCGTACCTCTCAAGGGTTTTCTCTACACCAAGGTCAACTTTACCCAGTTGCCAGTCACTAAGTGTAAATATGTACGCCAAATCACTCTTAATCTTCTTTTTCTTTAGAGGTTTCTTCTTTGATACTTCTTTAAGTAGCTGATCATACCATTCATCACGCTGTGGATGTCGCCTTCTGACCACTCCTTTGAACGCATAAAAGGTTTCAACTGTACCACCTTTAAGTTGTGTGTTCCAAGATGATGCTTTAACTTTGCCATCTATCTCGTAATGTTCTGGATCAAAGCCCCAATCTTTTAAGATAGTGTCAAATTTAGATTTGTAATTAGGGTCTTGCCCTATATGTGTAATCTCTCCTAAGCCTGTGGACTCATCAAACTCTGCTGATGGTTGCCAACCTGACTTAAAATAGTTATTGCCTAAGTCTTTTTTGTCTTTCTTCATACGCAGCCTTTCTGTTAAGGCTTAGTATAATCAGATTTTATGACAGTTTCTTAGCTTATTTTTTTCTTTGCGAATGTCTTTATGACTGATAATGCAGCACCACCACCAGATATAGCAGCAATTTCAAGGGCTGATGCCTCTATTCCTACCATTGGGCTGATCACTAATGCACCTAGAAAGGCTTCTATGAAAGTCCATACAGCTCTCTCTAACATATCTTTTAGTTCTTCATTCATTTTATAACTCCAGGCTTCGTTCCAAGGTGTCCACCTAACATCCATTTTGAATGTACCATCCTCGTTTCTTTTTCTTTTGAATCGTTCAAACATTATGTAATAAGTCTACCTTTTAGCATTGCATTTGTTTTGATAACATTTCCATTTATCTCTTGAAGTTTTTCATATACGCTATCAGCTAGTATCATATGGTCTTTAGCTTTGTTATCT